TCAGGCTGTTTGCATGCCGGCTTGCAAAGTCACGCCCGGCTTGGAAATAACGCGGGCGACGGATTCGTGTGTGGCGAATGTACAGCTGCACTCAATATTCTGGCACTGATGATAGCGTTCTTTGGTCGACTCGCTGAGATAGCGGCTTGAACGGGTGTGGGCGACCTTACCGCACAGTGGACAATGCATCATAAAAACCTCCGGCTTGTTGGTGAGCGTTGAGATGATTATGAAACGAATAACTTGCAAAAGCAAGTTAAGTTATGTAATTGAGGCCTGGTAGGTTATGTCATTAATATAAACTTTCAAATTCAAGGTGGTGACGAACCCTTTGTCAGCGACATCGTGCACCACTGAATCAATGATCCAGCGCTGACTATCGATGACATCTTTGAATCCACTGACCACCACCGGAGTTTGAGGAAAAAGATCAGCCCTGCCCAAAGCCAGCTTAATACTGAACGACGCGACACCAGATTGAATCTGCTTGAAAACTGAGTCAGCGGCCCGCGTAGCAGATTCCTGGTCAGCATAAATCTTGCTCAGCACTAAAAGGTTCTCTTTAGCACCGGCCATATAACTCTGCTCTGAGGCATCACTCCCGGCACTTTCACCACTCATTTTCGACGCAGGGTGCGGTGAACTCGCCGCGCCAGATTTTGCACCGCTACGTTGAAGGGCAACCTGGGGAGACTGGGCTTTTTTGACGTCATGCCAGATGGCTGTGACCCCGGAGTAAGCCTGTTTATCGATGATTTTGAATGAATGTGAGTCACCATCCGAGCGGTTAATACTCATCCAGGGTATCGCCTTGCCCGATGCTGTCAGGCCATAGCCTGGCTTGATAAAAAGGATCGTTCCCTGTTTTACCGTAGCCTGTGCACCGTTCATCTGGGCCAGACGCATCAGGAAATAGGCGTCGGTTTCATTGGTTTGATCGATATGCGTAATGGTAATTGCATCGAGCTCAGGCAATAACTGTGGCAGCTGCAGTTTATTGCGCTGGGAAACCAGGCGAACGATAGCGCCAAGGGTCGTGTCGTCATAAGAATAACTGCCCTTAGTATCAAAGCTTCCACGAAAGTCAGCGCTTCTGGCCACGATACTCAGCCTGTCCGGCGCACCGTTGTGGGTCACAGTATCAACGATAAACGAGCCACAGTCGTATAACGCCTGCCCCGACCAACCCAGGTGCAAGTGCAATACAGTACCTCGTTCCGGCATCTGAAAGACGCCGTCGCTGTCATCAAAGAGGACTTCCATGGTATCGGCGGTAAAGCCGCTGTTGTCGGTCATTTTGATCGACATCACCCGCTCGCGCACGCTTTGTTCCAGGGCTTTATTTTTCACCATCAGTGTAAAGTCTGGCACGATCCGTGCGCCAGCGGGCAATTGAAGTTGAGTGATCATAGGCTTACCCCGCCCGGGTAAAACTGTTTGACCGCCGAACTGGCTTTTTCATACAAGCCATATGCCTGATCCTGCAGATCTGCAAACATCGCAGAGTAGGATTCATCTACGCGTTTTAGCGTCAATGTGAAATTGACACTCCGCGCGCGGCCATCGGCATTTAGCTGCGCGTTGTTGTGATGGATGTTCTGCACCACGAACATGCCATAAATCGTCCCGCTGCCTTCAATCAGTGGCCATGCGCGTCCCGAATCCGCCATATTCTGCAAAATCTGCAAATAGCGCAGACCACCGGTCAGTTCCGGTAACAGCTGTCCGGCCAGCGCAATGGTTTCAGTGCCGAGGCCAAGATATTGCGAAATCGGGCGCTGGCCGATGCGGCTGTTTTCCGCCCAACTGTATTTTACGTCCCGATCCAGGGTCTGGTAGGGAAGGGTTCTGAGTTTGAAAACAAATAATCCCAGTGTCATCATCATGAATAATATCCTCCGAACCCGAACTGACTCAGTTGGGCAGTGGTTTTGTTTGAGTCGTGTTGATCAATGGCTTCTGATATCCATTTTTGGACCTGCTGTTGATCGGTCTCCGGGGTGGCGGTAAAACTTAAATTAACTGTAGTAGCCCGGTTGTCCGTGAGCGTGTTTGCCGCGTTGGCCTTCGCCGGCTGATACAAACTTAATACGCCGCCGCTGGGTGTCATGCTATTGCCAAAATCCACGGATGTATTTTGCTGCGCTGGTGGTTCATTCGAATCGTCGCTGAAGAAATTCAAGACCGAATCAATTCCTTTTCTGGCCCAATTGAACACTTCCCCGATCTGCGCAACGGCTTTATTCAGTGTGACGAAAATAGCGGCAAGTGCCTCGCCGACATTTTTACCAATTTCACTGTAGCCATTAAGTTCATCTTTACTGAATTTGATGGGCGCGAATAAATCAGTTATCCAGGTCAGCGCAGTCTGGAAGGGGGCAAAAGCGTCACTTACCGGCCCCATCACGGAGCTGAAACCTTCAATCATGCCGCTGACAAAGGCGCTGATGGGGTCCCAGAGTTTGACCACGGCAATGCCAATCCCGGCAATCAGCGCGATAACGGGCAGCAGGGGCAATCCGATAGCAGCGAAAGCCGCCGCGATAACGCCACCGGTGCTGGTGAACACGCCACCAAGCAAACCTGCGGCTGCCATTAACATATTGACCCCACTGAGTACCGGAGCGATGACCGTGCCAAGAAAACCCAAGCCGCCCACTAAGCCGGTTATTCCCAGTGCTACCGTCATTAATGAGTTCACCAACTGGGGATTATCGGTTATCCAGGTGTTCAGGGTGGTCAGCCAGCCAGTTGCTGTTTGCGTCAGTTCGCGCAGTGCAGCGCTTTGCCCGTCAAATAGATTGATACGGATCGTGTCCCAGGTGGCGAACAGCTTGGTGATATCGCCGTCCAGATTGTCACCCTTCACCCGTACCTCGGTTTGCGCGACCGGTGTTGCACCATTAAGGGCTGCCGGCGTTTGGGCCAGGATCTGATCCGCATTTAAACCGCTAGCCGCCAGATTGCTTTGTTGAGCCAGGACGTCTGCCGGGCTATGGCCACTGTTCGCCATGGACAGAGTTTGTTGACGCAGTGCCGCAAGGCGCGGATCGCTATTCTTCAGGCCAAGCTTCGCCTGCATTTCGGATAAGCCTTTTTGCAAATCAGCACCAGGCTGGAAGATGTTTTTTGCCAGCTCAAGTTTTGGCTGCGCAAAGGCGACCATCGACGAACTGGTGTTTTTCAGCTGATCAATCTTCTGTGCCCGGGCTCTGTATTGTTGACCGATGTCGCTGCCTTGCTGCTTCTGACTCTCCGGGTGTGGCCGGTTGCCGGCGAATGGTTGCTGACTGCTCGACTCGGCAGGTTTTGGACGTCGTAAGAGGGCAGGGCCATTGGCCGCGAGCTGGCTCCGGGCAGCAGATAATTTATCTAATACCTGCGACCCTTTTCCCAATCCCTGAAGTTCTTCGGCCGTGCGGTCGATATCTTCTGACATCCGGCTAAATAAGGTTCTTGGCGGGGATTGGGTAAAACGCTTCCAGACGTCAGAGGTGGCATTTTTCAGGGGCTGGAGTTGTTGAATGATTTTCCCCAACGTGGCGGGGATCTGTTCGAAATTACTCATCTGTTTTTACTCCACTGCGTTGCAATGCTTTATATCGCCAGTTCATCAACTCGGTGAGAGACATGCCGTCCATTGCGGACGGCGGCCAATGAAAAATCACCGCGATATCTGCCATCAGATCTTCAACGGTCAGTCGGGGATCGATGTTTACCCGGCCAGTTTCGGCGACAAAAAACCGATCACCTTGCCAGCCAGGGCGATCAGGTCCGGTAATTCAAGACGGGCGCACTCTTCTTTGGTCAGGTTCGGGTAAGTGATGCGCGGTAAAATGGTGATTAGCGCGTCAACGTCGGCATTGGCCAGTGCGGCCAGACCAATGCCACGCAGGCTACCGGCATTGGGTTTGGTTACCTGGATTTCAGTAATCTCAACGTCACCGCGTTTAAGGGGGACATCGAGAACGACGGTATTTTCTTCGAGGCTCATGAGGATTCCTGCTTAGTCAGAGAAGCAGCCGGCAATATTTTGCCGGCCGTGGGGAGTTAAAGACCGAGTGCCGTGCGGTGTTCAGCCAGGCGATCGACGCCGTTGACGATTTCCACCATGTTGACGGTATCGATTTCAATCAGCTCTTTGCCGTCGATGGTCAGTTTGAAGTAAGTGCAGTCGGTGGTGATTTTGGTTTCGGTATCTTCACCCTGCTTATACTCACCAAAATCAAACTCTTTGTGACGACCGCGCATCACCACTTCTACGGCGGAGATCTCACCGGTGTCGTCGCGCTGGAATGAACCGGCGAAACGCAGGGGAATATCCGCTGTGCTGCCCCATTGCTGCAAAACCAGTTCATCAATACCGCCGATGGACCACTCGAGCGCCAGCGCGTCATCATCCAGACCGAAGTCCACGGAGGTTGAACCGCTCATGCCGCCGCCGCGATATTTTTCCAGCTTGCGGGTCAGTTTTGGCAGGGTCAGAGAGGAGACCACGCCGAGGTAGCTGTTCCCGTCGTTGAACAGGTTCAGGTATTTCAGTTTCTTAGGGAGTGCCATGAGTCAAAATCTCCTTAGCTGTTCACGGAAGCGGCAAAGTTCACCAGGTATTTGTCGGTGATGCGTTGGCGCAGAGTCAGATCTTCCAGTGGTGGAACCGGCGTGTAGTCGTAATCGATGTACAGCTTGCCCGCCTTCAATGACTCCGGCGTGTTAGCCGCTTCGTCATACCAGCAGTCGCCATCAATGAGGTAACCGGCAGATTTCATTTCGCGCATTTTGGCTTTGATGCCGTCGATCATGTCGCGGATAAGGGAAGGGGTCATTGGCTTGTCGACTGCCCACATATGCGCTTCGGCCATGGTGTCAGCCAGGATCTGCGCGGTACGGGTGTAGTTTTCGAACGCGAATAACGGGTCATCGCTACAGGTGCGGTTGCCCCAGAAGCGGAAGCCGTCTTTACGCACCAGCGTGGTGACGCAGGCCTGGTTCAGCAGATCGGCATCGGTGCCGGTGGCCTGTAAGTCCCAGAACACGCTGGCGGAAAGACCGGTTACGCCGTTGACGCCAACGTTGGACAGCGTTTTATGCCAGCCGGTGTCCTGGTCGATTTTGGCACGCAGGCCCAGTGCGCGTGCCGAAGCGTAAGCGGTATCCGACTGGCTGGTGGTGGTATTCCAGTTAACGAAGTCCGGCCAAATCAGCATCAGCTCACGCTGGCTGAAGTTGTCGCGGTACTTAATGGCATCGGCAATGGTCTTTGCACCAAATACGCTGATGTAACCGAACGCGCGCAGCTGCTGGCAAACTGCTGCCAGTGCTGTGGCCACCGCCTGATTGTCATGGCCAGGGACGCCCAAAATACGCGGTTTCACGCCCAGCTCCGCCTGTGCAGAGAGCAGGGCTTTCATACCGGTGTAACGGCCGTTGGCGTCAGAGCCGCCGATAATATTGGTCGTAGTTACCGCTTCGTTTTCACCTTCTTCAACGCGAACGACCACGGTGACAGGTTTGCACTGATCGGCGATAGCCAGCAGCGCCGGGCCCAGAGTGCCGGTTTTACCCGCCTTGCCGCTGGCGGCCAGTACGTCGGTGATCAGCACCGGTGTGTTGAGGGGAAACAGGGTGGCATCCGCATCTTTCGCGGTACACACCATGCCGATAATGGCAGTGGAAACAGTAGAAATAACGCGGGTGCCGTCATTGATTTCAATAACGCGTACGCCGTGGTGATAATCAGCCATCGGGGTGACTCTCTCTTTTGTGGGTGGTGAAGCAAGGATGCCGGTTCACAAAAGAAAGCGCATTCGATGGCAGGCGTGGGGGGAGTGGCACAACAGAGGGGGTAAAAAAATGAGATAAAAATATTATCTCATTAAGCAAAACGCTAATTAATAGATTCTACTAATGTGACAGCGTTGACGCTGAAACAGTCATTATGCTGCTCTAACAATATAGTTAAATGCAATGTTGCGTGGGCGTGCACCACCCGCCAGTAAATATGGGTTCGCATTAATCGGTCTTGATTGGTACGGATCTGAATTGACACCGGCTGAGTTTCCCGGATATGAAGTCGCTGCCCCTGCCGCCGTGAATCCTTTAAATGATGGCCCGTAGTCATTGTCATTGACAAAGTCTGTCCCTAAACCTGAATTATATTGGGCCACCGTTGCGGCATTAGCCTGTGGCCCTTCAATAACGGCTTGTTGCGGTGCATCTGGCCCGACGGCGCTGACGATTAGCGTGGCAGGCTCCCATGACAGCACCGCACGGTTAAGCACGCCGTCTACCCCGCGCCCATCATCAAACCCACGAATAAACTCACCACGTAAATCCGGTAACAGACCCAACGGATAAACAGCGGCCAGTTTTGGATACTTTGCTTTATCAAACGCAGCACCATTACATTTTAACCAACCGGCGGGCGGTGTTGCCGTAGGCCATGGGAGAGGAATACCCACCGGGAGATCATATTGCCCATGCGGATTCGCTGCCGCCAGATGCTTTGCCATCACATCATCAGCATAAGCCTTCACTTCAATCACTTTATCATCGACATATTTCCGGGTTGCCAGCACCACTGACGGATCGATTTTCAGTGTCACGGCTTCGGTGCTGTTGACCACGATGATCATACGTACGGTTTGCGTGCGGCCGCTGCCTTCCTGCAGCTGCGGTTTATAGGTTTCCGGGCAGTTAGCGATGGCGATCAGCGTATTGTCCTGGTCGAACAGGCCGATTTCACGGATCCAGAAACCGCCCTGATCTTCAGGAATGATCTGCTCGGCAATAATTTGATTGGTATTTGCCGGGTCAACGCTGAGTGAATTCAGTGAGGCGCGGCGTTTTTCACCGATCAGTTTGGTTTGCGCTGGATCAGGCGTTGGCAATGCGCCGCCGCCGTCACCGACGGCCATTTGCGTCAGACTCAGTTGTGTACCGAGCGCAGTCGCGTTGGCCAGTTTGGCGACGCCCAGATTGGTCAGTAGGGCATAGTATTTAGCTGTCATAATTTACTCTCAGGTTGTCGATTAAATGAATAGCCGAACCGGTGAACGCAGAACCGGACGCGATGATGGTCTCTGGGAAATAGGGGTAAACAGTCAACTCTTCGCCGTCATAGGTGGCGGCCGCCACATAAAGGTCACCTGTGACATCCAGATTGATAGAGAGCCCAATCAGATGGCGGCTGCATGGTTTGGCGTCAGAAATCAGGCGCTCGAGCTCCTCGTACATCTCTTCGGTAATACCGGTTTCCAGTACGCCAACATCCAGGCGAAAGGTGCCTGGGACATCCTTTGTCTGCCACCATTCGGTGACGCGAATTAAGTAACCCAGAGGTTCAACCACCCGGCGCAGGGCGCCGATGGTGCCTTTATGTTTATGCACAAACCAGGCAGATCGTACGGCTGAACGCTTGGCGGTTTCTGTCCAGTGCTCATCCCAGCGGTCGACGGAGAATGCCCAGGCAATATAGGGCAGCAGTGGCAGCGGGCAGGTGTCCGGGTTCCAGAGCTGACGTAGCGGTACCGGAATCAACCCTATCTGAGCCAGAGCTTGTGCCGCAGCCACCTCCAGTGTCGAAGAGCCAGAAGGTAACAGACGATCATTCATCAGATCCTCCGACGGATAACGTATAGGCGGTGCACAGTGAGGCTTGCGTTTTATCCAGCACGATATCTGCTACGGGAGACGTCAGTTCCACGCGCTGGACCCCTTCGACATGCAGGGCGGCGTAGATAGCAGAGAGACGGATATCCCGGCCTAACCGGCTTTGTGTATTGATGTATTTCTTGAGTTGGGCTTCGGAAGCCGCGCGTACCGGCTCAATTTCAGGGGTCGGCAATACAAACAGTACCGCCCTGATTTCATAAGGGACGATGTTGGCTGCCTGAACGGTGACTCGATCCGCTACCGGACGCACATCTTCGTCATTCAGCGCTTTGTCGACGGCGGCCAACAAATCGGCAGAAGCCTTACCCTCATTGTCACGGGAAAGAATAGTGATGGTGACTTCAGCCGGTGACGGGCTGATAGCCGATGCATCGGCAACCCGTCCATCGGCACTGCGGGCATGGTATTCATAAGCGCCCGTCGGACCGGCCACGCTCAACCCCTCGAAAGCCTGCGGAATGCGCATGCGGAAATCCGTATCACTTTCCATTACGGCGTCAGTCGGCGGTACCGTTGTCTGGTCTGCTGGTTGCAGCACCAGGCGCCCAACGTTGGTATTTGCCGCCAACTGGTCCAAATCACTGCCCGTAGCATAAGCCACCATCACGGCGCGGGCGGCTTCGTTGACTCGCTGACGCAGGATCACTTCGCGGTAGGCGTTCTCCTGCAGCAGCTTGACCAGCGGCTCGGACTCCAACGCCAGCGTGCGGCTGATGGCCGCTTGTTGTTCGGCCGGATAGAGCGAAATCAGGGTGGATTTTCGCTCTTCAAACAGGCTTTCATAGTCCAGTTGCTCTACCACATCCGGGGCAGGTAACTGGCTTAAATCGATAGTCGCCATAGTGTCAGCTCACAGGAATACTCAGGGAAAAATCCGTCGCCGTATCGCTACGGTATCCGGTCATATCCACCACCATTTTGCCGCTGTTACCGGCGTTAAAGGTGATGGCGGTCAGCGAGATTCGGGGTTCCCACTGCAACAGCGCGGAGTAGCACACCGCCATGATTTGCAGGCGTAGCGCATCGTTTTGCGGCTGGTCAATCAGCGTCGACAGCAGTGAACCGTAGTCACGGCGCATGACGCGTGTACCTATTGGTGTCTGCAAAATGTCGCTGATGGACTGGCGAATATGGTCGAGATCTTCTATTGCCAGACCGCTTTCGCGCGCCATGCCAAGGTACTTGGGATCACTCATTGCGGGCCTCCGGTTTGACCGCCGCCAGTCTGTACGCCGCTGTGGCGGTGGGTGTGTAAGGCAATGCCATTCGAGGTGAGGCTTCCCCCGCTGTGGCTGATATTGCCGGTCATGGTGCCGCCCTGTTTGACCTCAAGCGAGCCGGTGATGAGCTTGCTACTGCACACCACTTCAGGGGTCTCTAGGGTGATGCGGGTGCTGGCATGGCATGCAATCAGCGGTGCAGTGACCGAAATATGGTCGGCAGCGGTGATGTTGGCGGACTTGATGCCGCTGGCTGTCAACACACCGTTGGCCGGTTCGTATTCGATCACGGCACCGTCCGGGAAGCTCAGGTGAACGGCATCCGCTGACGCCGACGGTGCCGGGTTGGCATCCGAAAAAATAGCCGGCAGCACGAATGCCGTCGTCAGTTCGCCCCCCATCGACAGTAATAAAACTTGTTCGCCGACTGACGGCGCCCACCAACTGCGGGTGCGTCCGGCACGGCTGGTCATCCAGGGTAGCCAGGCGGTGATGTTGTTGCCCGTGGTCACCCGGCAGCGGGCATTTTCGAGGTCGATGGCGGTGACAATCCCAATGCGCACAAGGTTGTTGAGCAGCCGCATGATGTCGTTGAGTTGTGTATGTGTATTCATGAAATTAAGGATGCCGTTTAGAGGGGGAAGTCGACAATCAGTCAGCGCCCGGCGGGCCGTGGCACAACGAACGGTGACGGAAACCGGGTCACTCAGCCCAGTGACTTATCAGTTCGCCATTGAGATAAACCTGATGTGGCCGGACGTTATCCTCAGGCAGCGGTGGTTCGGGCAGATGCGTAATGGTACGTACGCCGTCAGTGTCCTGAACCTGAACGCGCTCGGTCAGCTGCAAGGTCATCGTCAGGCTGTTTTCCTGCCGCGCGTAACTCACATCGGTCAGCCTGCGGGTACTGCTGCTCAGAATGTCGGGCTGATTTTCCGTCAGCCAATCGAGTACGGTGACGACAATAAGATCCGCCAGTTTGTCGCTGAGTCCGCTGTCACTGACGGTCAGTGTTAGCGGGAAGCGGTATTCGAAAGAAAGTGAAGGGGCCAGCGTGGAAACCACGTTGCCGTTACCGGTGAGCATCACCAGTTTTTCAGGCTGTGTGCTGAGCAGCGGGATCTGCTCAATCAGCCGTTGTTGCAGTTGAGTGGGTTTTAACACGTTGTGTCTCCTGACATTGTTTGATGGTGTCGACCTGCAGGCCGCAGGTGAGCAAAGCGGCCTCAAGCTGACGAACGTCGGCACTAAGATCGCCGTTATTTTTCGGCTGGCTGCCGGGTATCGGGCAGGGGCTGACCAGCGGACAGCCAACGTAAATAATCTGTGGCGGAGGCGAAGTCGGGGCGCTGGTGCAACTGGCTAACAGCAGCGGGCAGAGCGCTGTCAGCCCATGTTTTAACGGCAGGATCTTCATTACGGCTCCTCTGAAACTGTTGTTCTCGCTGTACGGTCAGCGTGCTGGCTTTGCCGAGTGCCTGACGCAGCGCCAGTTCAGCGCTTTCACGCTGCTGCATCTGCCGGGCAAGTTCGGCTATTTGCTGGTCACGGCCATTGAGTTGCAGCGCCAGTGCATCACGGTCGTGGGCGAGCCTATTTTTCTCCTGCTGTAACTCGTGGTTGTAAAAAAACAGCAGCAGCAGAGCCAGCAGCAGCGTGCCTGTGAGTAAAATCAGGGGACGTATCATCAGGCGCCACTCAGGCATAAGGCGCGTTCGGCGGCCCGGCGACGTTCAAGCCCTGCGCTGCGTACCCCCTTAACAAACACCCAGCGCGGCAGCTGTTCACAGGCATCGCGCCACTGCTGTTTTTTGATGAAAAACGCCAGCGTCGAGTTGCAGGAGGCGCTGACCCCGACGTTAAAAGTGAAGGCCACCACCGCGTCATAAACCGCTTGTGGCATCTCGACGGGCATACAGGTCTGCAGCCCTTTCTCTACGGTTTTGATATCAGCGAGTAAATTTTCTGCTGCTTTTTGTTCGGTGATGGGGCCGCGTGGCGTGACGCCGGCAGTGTGGCCGATGCCGCTGGTCCAGACCCCGGCGCTGCACTGGTACGGTGCCAGCTGGCAACCTTCGAAATCGGCTATCAGTTTCAAACCTGCCTCCGAGGTGGATAACGTGAGATATCCCGGCAGTAACGCCAGTAACCCGAGAACGACGGCCGCGCTGCATTTTTTAATCGTTGAGGCGTTCATAGGTTTCCTTACTTAGCCCGCTACGGGCCAGGAGCAGGTAGCTTTTGCGCCGGTAGTACCAATTGACAAGAAAAGTCCCTACACCGACCGCAGTCCCGACCAGAAAAGCAATATCTTCCAGCGAGAGCCCGCCGAGCCAGGCCAAAAAGGTGGCGATAAGATAGGCGCAGGTTGAGGTCACGCGCTCTGTGCTCAGTCCCATAATTTGAGTGATTCTTTTACTGGCGCTGCGCTGATATCGGGCATGTCCACAGGCGTACCGTGAGGTAATAAGGGGCCAAATTCTGCGATGTTTTTATTGGCGTTGAAAACGTTCTCGACTACCGATGCCGTGCGTCCATAAAAACGCCAGCACATCGAATCGACGGTATCCCCTTGTTGTGCATAAATTTTCATCTTAGTTTCCCGGTGTTGGAGCGGATGGGCTGGTGAGAGATTCCAGTGTCCTTAATCGGCGGGGAAGCGGCAATGAAACGCAGTTGTGAACCTTGTGGCACAACCGAAGCAGAGAAAACAGGTCAGTGCAGTGGGAAAAACAGGGAGGTAATACGAGATACAGCAGGAAGAGGACGGGGTGCGCTAGCCTGCTTTCGGGCAGCCCGAAAAGGAGAGGCTTAGCGCAGAGTACCCGGGTTCAGTCAGGCGTTAGTGAGAATCTATTTCGCTGAGGTCATAAGGTGCGGCATCGTCGTGATTCTCAGGTAAAGCCTGACTCGCCAGTTCAGAAATCAGTGACATGACGATTAGAAACTCTTGTGAATTACACTGCGCTGTCTGCGAAATATCCGCAATGAGTTGTATCCGTGAAAGTATTAATTGTTGTTTATTCAGGTTTTCCACCGTGCGACCCTTCTGTCACTGTGTTTATATACAGTATTATTTAATTAACGGATCACGTCAATACTGTCTGCCTTTGAAAATCACTAATAGTTTGATTCTACGTTGTTTCTTTGCCATCTCTTATTGAACCGGCTGGGTGGTGATTGCAGGCCAAAGGCCAGCATTTTGGGCTGATCGGCGCTTTTTTTTTTCCTTTCATCGTCTGCTGCCAGGCCTTTTGGCGCAACCGGCGTTACATTAGGTTTTCCACAGTTAATGACAGAACTCCTAGGTGCACTCTTCGATGCACTCTTCGCGCTGTCGGTATCACAAATATCCGGTTGCGGTGTGCGCCGGACAACCCGCCAGCGTGCCGAACGGGTCAAATAACAGTGTTCAGCGCCCAAATGCGGCGCGTAGATACCGACCACCTGCAACTGTTCTTCATGATAGGAATTAACCCGGCCACGGGTTTTGCGCGCCACCCGCACGGTCTGCTCGGTGCGCGGAACGTTGGTACCGCCCTGCGCCTGAATATAAGCGGCATAATCGCCGCCATCGGCTGCCTGGCGTACATCCTCAACACGCTGACCAAAACTCGCGGCCAGGCTTAAATTGCGAATGCGGCGGCACTCGCGATACGCACCGACAGAGGGCAGGCCAACCGGATGAAACTGCGGGATGCGCCACGTCGATGCCCACGCGGTGACCGCTGAGGCGGTATCGGTCAGCGGTTTACCGGTATCGAAGTCGGTTTCCCCCTCAAGGGCATAGCCGTCAATATTCTTCGAGATGTACTTGGCGATGTACGCCGCTGCACCACCCCGGTTGAGCGGTTTACAATCGAAGCGGTTACGCTCCGCACCAGGCTCATCACCCTCTTCTGTCAGAGCGTAGCGGCGCATGATCCCAACGGCCAGCGCTTGCTGAGCAGCGGCAGTGAACAGCATCAGATGCCAGTGCGGCGTGCCGTCATGATGGGGTTCCACCACCCTGACGCCATAGATTTTGATGTTGCGATCTTTAAAGGTGGTGCGGATTTTCGCCCACACTGCCACCAGATAGCGCTGAGCATCTTTGGGTGAATAGGTGTGTTTATCCCAGTTAGTATTGAACTGTACCTGACGCTGGCGTCCGGTTGTGCGGGTCGGATGGTATTTTGACGGGGTGGTCAGCGTAATGAATAAACCGCAGTCTCCCTGCAGACTCGCCACTTTTTCAATGCCGGCAATCATGGTCATCAGTTCCATCCTGCGGATGGCAGGATTGGAAATACTGGACATCACCGTGTCCAGCAGGCCGATCCGCTCGCCGGTCTGTTCATTCTCAAGGTCGCAGCTGCGCAGATAGTTCAGGGTGGATAAGCGCCGGGAACGGAGCTCACGCAGTGCATTTTGGCTGGCGTATGCCGAACTTGCCCGGCTGACGTATCCCCCGGCTATCATCAGCGCTTCCCGCCAGCGAGTTTGTTGTGAAAGCAGTTGGCGGGTCCACCAGTCGGCATTCACCAATCGCGACAGGCTGGCGACAGCGGCCGTGGCATCGAGCTTTCCCTTACAGAACCTGGCCCAGTGTAAAGGCATCACGTTAAGTGCACGCGTCATACTGGCAAGGGTGGCGAAGATATGATTCTGCGTGCTGTCGCTCAGCAAGATCTCCGGTGTGTCCGGGTACTGCATCAACAGTTTTTCACAGTGATTCTCATACACTTCATGGCACTGGGTCGCGATTTGCCAGGCCAGCCGGGTGAGGTTTTTCTTATTGAGATCGGGAAGGCGGTTATACGTCTCCTCTTCGGCGGTAAACCGCAGGGAAAGGTGACGCTTCAGGCCGTTTTGCTGGTTAACTTTTTGAATACGTGGCCACAGACGCCCGAGAAAAGTGTTATGAAGAAAATGCTGCGCCGTCTGCTGGCCTTTTTCCCGCAACAGAAATTGATAGCGCCTTTGCAGCGGTACTCTCAGGCAGTGGGGCAACCGTGCCATATTCGTGGCCGCTTCCTGATGTTTTTTAGCGGCCCGATTGCAGGGAATGACAACCGGGTTGGAAATCGCTTCGCGCGGCGAATTCCACCACCATGCACCGACAAAGCGGGCGGCCGGTGCGATAAGAAATGGCGGCGGTGGAGTCGGGGCAAAACGCCCCCGCTGAATATCAGACATGATATTTTCCCCTTTATCCGCAACGAAAATGTCGTGCATTTTTTTCAATGATTTCCTGACAGTAAATACAGCGCTGTACGCCAATAATTAAACGACGTCGTGCTTCGGGAATATTTTCCCCACAGTCTTCACAAATAAAGGCAGAAGGCAGACGTGAAGAGGCCGTCGCCTGAGCAATCTGTGCATCCAGTAATTTGGCCTGCCACTCCTGGGCTTCATCGATCCAGTCGGCCATCAGCGGCCTCCGTTAAAAAGTGATGTTTCATGGAAGTTCCTTTTTAGGTAATAGAATGCCCGACGGGTTGAACGTCACTGTTTATCAGGCGGTGGTTTTAACGACGCTTTAGTCTTATTTGAAAAGCGTGTTCAATTTGTAGCCAAACTTTTTAAATGAAAGGATGGCGTCGATAATCAGCTGCTTTTCCTGTGCGGATAATTCGTCGAAAGTCATTCTGGTGTGTCGCGCTTTCAGCCCTGCATGAAAACAGAGGGTGATCTTCCATTCGACTGGTGCCGTATCAAATAGTGTTTGTATAAGGCTGCCAGAAGCGTGGAAATGTGTTTTCTTAATCGCTTCAATCTGCTGTAAACCCCGCTCACGCTGGGTTTCGTTTCCCATAAACATGGTTTCCTCCAGGGGCTCGGGGCATTGCAATTTGAAAATGCATAGATAATGATCTCCCCTGCGCTAAATTTGGTATCATTACAGGTCATATTTCAGGTTACAGATGAAATTTAAACTTGTATTTGCAAGTTGTCAAGGCGATTTTTAAAGCTAATGAGGTTTTTGCAAGATGCGGCTGGATGAACTCGAAGGTGGTAAAGCGGTACTGGGGCGGATGCTGCAGGCATACGGATTCAGTATGCAGAAAGAGCTGGGGGATAGGTTCGGTCTGTCGTCAGGAACCATAAGCACTTGGGTAAGAAGAAATTATTTCCCCGGTGATGTTGTCGTCGTCTGTGCGCTGGATACCGGCGTTTCGTTGCGCTGGCTGGCTACCGGTCAGGGCGCGATGCATGACAATCAGCTGGCTCAACGCGTTGATGTTGAAAAAACAAGTGAACTTGCAAAATTAAGGCTGCGCGGCGGTGCACTGGAAGAGGAAGGGGGGTGGGCCGTGGATGCTTCGCTGCTGGATGCCTCTTTAGCCAAGCCGGCCTATATCGTGAAAGGCCATCATTCATGGATCATCGATCTGGGTAGCGTCAATATTGGTAATGGTCGCTGGTTGCTGGATATCGATGGCGATGTCGATGTTTACGACGTCGCGCGGATCCCCGGTAACCGTCTTAAAATCACCGGCCTGGCCACCACTTTTGATTGCGGTGTAGATGAAGTGACAGCGCTCGGACAGGTGTTTATCACCCTCGATCGAAATCTCTGA